ATATTTCTGGGTCCATCCTGTCCCTGTATTTCCAGACGAATCCGTCTTGACCAACCATCCGTCTGTTGATCCGCTATCGCCGTCGGTTGTCGTTCCAACCAGCACGTATCCTCCATCGCTTGCTTGTATAACACAATAGGCGATGTCGTCGCCACCTGTGCCGTATGTATGATCCCACATGTGACTCAGAGATGAATCAAGTTTCACTAGATAGAAATCCAAGCTAGTTATTATGAATCCTGTGCGCGCACAGCCAGCCACCACATAATTTCCGTCCAACGTTTTCGCGATGGAATAGAAGCCGTCTCCGGAAGTATAGTTCATATAGGTATACTGATTTCCACTAGAATCGGTCCTTACGACGAACCCATGACCGTTATCCACCCCCGCAATAACGAAACCGCCGCCGCTTGCCTGAACCACAGAGAAGGCTTCGCTATGGCCATTGCCATATGTCCTGTTCCACAGCATATTTCCATTCGCATCAGTCTTGACCAGCCAGAAATACGCGTTACCATTAACGAATGTCTGCCCTACGAGCGCATACCCTCCGTCCGTGGTATTTATTGCGTCGTGAAACGTGTCAATGGATCCATCGTAGGATTGGGGTTGTCCTGCGTAGGTGTGGTTCCATTCGATCGGGGGGGCCTTCACATTTGAGGTCAGGGATGCCGAATTTGGGTTCACTTCGAACTGGCTACTATTACTGGTCGTCAACAATATTGCGCCCAGCGTAGCGTATGAAGATGTTACTAAAACCAAAACGAGTATCCCAACTAGCAGAATCTTTCTCATAGAGCTCCTCTCCCGTTGAACGATTCTCAGTTCTCTAAACTAATTAGTTTTGTGCTACGAGATTCTAGAAGAAAGTTCGCGCGTACTATTTGCCTCAGATACCTGAAGGGAAGGGGGGAAACTTTTTAAGTTAAATCAGGGCTTAGTTATTTTTGCAGTGCCTACTCATTGTTGAGTAGGGTTCTTTTCGCCGCCTTCGAGAGTGGCGCTAGAGGGAAATATCGAGTGTGATGCGGGTTTGTGTCATAGACGAAGTGAGGCAGCGGTAGCTAGGCGTAGGGCTCGCTCCGCAGTTTTGGCGTGCAGTTTTCGGGATATCCGTAAATCTGAGACTGTTTGCATGGTTAACCGCGTTGACGTCGCTGGTCTGTTGCCTGGACCTGTCGATTACTATCTAATGCCTGACGTCATAAAAGGCGAAATTCTTGTTGATAGTCGTGGCCAGGGAAGCTTTCAGTAATGAGTGAGAAAAGGGCGGGGTAGGTGTGTTTTAACGGTTGGGACGTCTCGTAGAACGCAGGTAGCCCGTCGTTTTTCTCAGCTCCGGAGAACTTTCAAGGTTGACACCGACCGTTTGCGTTCCAAGGCTGTCAAGGGGCTTGAAGATATTTTCAATTTGGCTTCTGCCTTCGCGTTGGGTACGTACAAGTTTCAGTATGCAGAGGGCAAACGAGAGCCTATTACGATGAAGCAACGGCAGATGTGGGCTCGGATTGCGGCTTACTCTGCATCGATAATACATACGATCGCCAACGGGATTGATGAACGTCAGATTGACAAGGACCTGGCGTTGTTGGAGAAGCTTGTGAATGAAGCAACGGCAAAAAACAACTCTTCACAGCGTAAACCGGGAGATGTCCAAGAAACGAAGACTGCCGCCTCTTCCGCTAGACAAGGTTGAGTTTTTCGAGCAAGTTTTGAAGATCAAACCGTTCCCATATCAGGCTGCGTTTCTTCGGGATCTTGCTTCTCTGAAAGTGTTGCGGTGGCCTCGTCGTGCCGGCAAGACAATGACGATGTCCGGCGATGACCTGTACTTTGGGATGCATAACGCGAATTGCAAGATCATCGTGACTATGCCGAAGTATCAGCAGATCAAAGAGATCTATTTTCAAGCTTTTCATGAGCACCTGGCGCGGATGGACCGCGACATCTACGAGGCTTACGTTGAGTCTGAGCTCCAGACAATTATTCGCTTCAACAATGGGACAATCATTCTGGCTGAGACGCCAGAGCCCTTTACGATCCGCGGTCACGGACCCAAGAAGATCAGTATTGATGAGATGAATTTCATTCGGCAGGACGAGGATTTGTGGCTTAGCGCGCTTTTGCCTATGACGTTGACGCATCCTGTTCAGATCAACGTTGCGAGCACGCCCTGGAATAAAGACAGCATCTACCATAAGATGTGCTTTGACAAGACCTTCAAGATTTTCAGCGGCAACGCCTTCGAACACGAGCCTCCTCGGTACTTCTTAACCTGGAAAGAAGTTCAGAAGCCAAACGGACCGCTAGATCCCTACCAGGTTGAAGTCATGCGGGAACAGTACTCGGGAGATCCTTGGCGTTGGAAACGTGAGATGGAAAGCAGTTTCGTCGACGATGAGACATCTTTCCTGCCTAGCAGCCTCATAATCAAGTGTCAGAATGGGGACCTCGAGTTTGCCCGGTTCGAGGATAGTCTCCAGGGTGATTTCTTCCTTGGGTGGGATCTGGGGCGGGAGAAGGACCATAATGCTGTTTCGGTCGTGCAGAAAGAATCTGATGTTTCTCGTTTAGTGCACTGTAAACAGTTTGCTCTTGGAACGCCCTATGTGACTGTGATGGCGTATATCAAGTCTCTTTGCGATCGCTGGAAAATTGTGAGAGCTGTCTATTACGATCACACTGGCACGAAGGGCATGGATGAAGAGATTAACAAAGCCGGCTTCCCTGGAATCTTTGGCGTTGATTTTACGCAGCAGACGAAGCATGGTATGGCTTCGGCGTTGAAAGAGTTGATGATGTCAAGCCGAGGAAGTGACAAGGCCTTGCCTGTTCAGGATGCGCGGCGACGTTTTGAGTTGCCGTTTGACCAGGACCTCCAGGCAGAGCTTAATGTTGTGCAGTGGGAGCAGCGACCTGGGAGCGAATTGTACAGTTTCAGTCATCCAGAGGGCTCACATGATGACCGGTTCTGGGCGACGTGCCTGGCCGTCTATGCGGCGGTGAAGATGATCGTGCGGAAAGGGTCCGTTGATTTCGGCAATGTCGGCGAAAGGTAATGTTTGGGCGAAAGAAGAAAACTGAGGTTCCAAAGCATACGGGGCACGTCGATGTTGAAGGGAAAGGTGGCACTGCGTACCTAGTTGCGAGTACCGAAACAGCGTCTGTGGCCCTTCAGTCGAGGATAAGAGGAAGGCTCGAAGCAGCCAAGTTGATTGAGGCAACGGTGAACCCGGCTACTGCCGTCAAGATGCCTGCTGGCGCCGTAAGCGGCTATGAGTACCCGGATGACTTCAACGATTTCCAAGACTACGTCGATGCGTACAATTACATTCCGTTCGTCGCCCGTGCCGTCGATATTAAGCAGTTTATGATTTGGCAGATGGGGTACGACCTCGAATGCGATGACGAGCCCAGCAAGAAGGCTGTCACTGAGTTTTTGACGAAGATTCAGGCTGACACTGTTATTCGAGACGGAAGCCTTTTCGCCCTTATTTTCGGGAACATGTACTGGAAAATTCAGAAGGACAAGAAAGACTTTCTGCGTCCCTTGAACCCGATGGGCATGGGCTTGAAACTTGACTCAGAATCTGTTGTGACTGAGTACCGTTATGAAGTTAAGATGGGGAAAGTTGAACGGTTCAAGCCTGAAGAAATTCTTCATTCGAAAATTCACGCTGAGCCCTGGAGCAACTTCGGCGTCAGCACTCTCCGAAGGGTTCTTCCAACTGTGAAAGCTCTGCTCTTCATGGAGGAAAAACTTCCCTGGATCGCCCGACGTCGTGCAGACCCGTTGTTACTTCTGAATATTGGTACGAAAGACGCACAGGTCGATGATGAGAGTTACAAACGGATCAAGAATGACATAGTGAATCGGAAGCCGGGCGAGGACATTTTCAAGCCTTAGGGTCCGAAGTCGAATTGGTCTCAAGCAGCGCCTTCCTAGGCGACAAGCTCAAAGTCTTCTACTGTGAAAAATGCGGTTACATAGAGTTATACCGGGGCAAGAAAAGAGGATTCTGACCGCATGACCGCACACTAGTTGGCCTGAGGAGTCATTGTGACTGATTTGGTTAGGATCCAGCGTCGAGTCTCAAAGAAACACTACCTCAACACTAAACGCACCTACGAGTACGAACGACTATCCATAGACATACCCAAATTCCACAAAGCCATCGAGCCGTTACTCAAGCAAGACTTCGACATCGAGGTCAAGCTGGAAAATGCTTCTGTCATCCTCATTTTGACACCCGAGAAAACGTTTCGGCATGCCGAAAACACCCCCGACAAAACACGATCCAAAACCGCTGAGACCATGGTCTGAGAACGTTAAACCTCAGATTTTGTTTAAATACTAACCGAAAAGACA